CGACTTATATGCAAGGGGACCAATTTGGATTACCTTGGCTACAGTCTCATTGAAACGTAGGGTTTGTTTGGTTTCATCCACTAGGATGATTCCGCCTTTACTGGTGGTCTTTTCTCGGCGTAACTGCACCAATACTCGATCTCCAGCTACTTCAACACCTGGATCTACATTTGGAAAGCATTCTGCTTCCGAACGCAAATCTGGTTCGTCTTTTTGTTTTACATCAAACACTATTCAGTGCTCCTTAAAGCCGTTACGGCTTACTCTTGTTCATCATCCTCGGTTAGGAGGGCTTCTAGGATCGACATGGCTTGCTTTAAACCATCTCGAGTACCCAATACTCTTTGATAAGAATCAAAGTTATGGATATTGGAACCGGAAGCTAGGACTTCGGTTGTATCTTTGTCCGCTTCTTTCAAGCGGCTAATTAATTCTGAAATTAAGTCCCTCATACTACTACTTATGCAAATGGGCGGAATATTCCGCCCTAAAAACTATTGTTTTTTGAACAATTTTCAGATTTAGTTAATATCTGTAAATTCCAAGGTACATGCAATCCCGACACAGTTTTGCCTTTAAGTGGAACAATGTGGTCAACTTCATATTTTTTCCCAAATTGCTTTTCCATTTCTTTTGCAAGTAAATAAAAACCCTCTATTTGAAGATGGTGTTCTTTTGTAAGCCAAGTTGGCGTTCTGTTAATTTTTGTTGCGCGCCTATTTCTTGTATAAGCACAAACTTTACTTGGATTAGCTATTTGCCATTTTCTTGTTTCTTTACGAGCTTTGTCTCTGTTTCTTTCCCTGCATTTTGCCATTCCTAAGTTTTGCTGGGAAAAAGCTGCAGGGCTATACCAAGCCTCTGTTAAGTATCCATCTTTTAAAGGGCGATCGTATCGATAATGGTGGAACGCAAACCCATCACCACGTAAATCGCCACGTTTAAAAAATTTACCTGTTTTAGGATTGATTCTTTTCACAGAATTTTTTTTAGTAGAAATTTCCGCCGCCAATTTCGTTCAGATTCTTATCTGGGCCAACTTTAGAGTCTTTAGCCATCTTAGCTTGCTTAGCACCGATCTTCCAGTTGTTGTCACGATGTGAGCCCGATGGGCCATTATCTAAAGATTTATCTTCTGGGCCGCCGCCAGAGCTTTGCTTGCCCATTTGTTTGTAGGTTTGACGAAAACCTAATTCATCTTTTGCCATTATTGTTGTTCCTCAGTGGGTGGTTGTTGTGGTTGTTGTTGCATAGCTTGTTGCTGTTGTGTTTGAGCCATTTGTTGTTGATGCTGTTCTGCTGCTTGTTGTAACTGTTGAGCGTGTTGCTGTGCTGATTGCTGAGCGGCAATCTGTTGCTCAACCATCTGAGCTTGCTGATTAAACGCTTGCTGTTGAACTGCCAAACCATGCTGACGAATATCTTGATCAGCTGCGTTGATTGCATCCATAGCAGACATATTTTGCTCAGCATCTAAAGCAACTTGTTGCTGGCTCATCTGTGCATTGGCTTGAATCATAGCAATCCGCTCTTTAGCAGAGTTGTTGATGTTTGCCATAGCAATATCGGTAGCATTACGCTGATTGTCGATATTGGTTTGGGTGCTGTACTTGGTTTGTAGCTCTTGAACCTTAGCTTGCAACTCAGCCAACTTAATTTGGAAGTCTTGTTGCTGTGACTGGTTCTCAAATTGTAACTTAGCTTGAGCCTCTTGAGCTTTACGCTGAGTCTCTGCCATCTGGGTCTTCATTAATACTTGTGCAGTTGGGTCAGCAAGGGCACGCTGTTCAATTTGTTGCTGTTGCATCTGCTGAACTTGTTGTGCCAACTTCTGAATCACTGGCATGAACGACTGGAAGTCTCTTGCACTATCTTGTGCAACCAACTGTGATGCCAATCCAAGCACTTGCTCGCTGGTTTGATCCATCGGACGCTCTTCGTTGAGCTTTAAAATGTCCTCGCCACCAGCAACCTCGGCAACATGGTTGCGCATGGACTGTAAATAGTGCAAAGTCATGTGTTGTTTGATGTGCTCAAGCAACGCTGGAGCAAATTGAGCACCAATAATTGGGCTACCACCATAATTTGGATCCAAAGCAAACATTAAGTGAACTTTGATGTGTGCTAAATGGTCTTGGTCGGGGAAAGCTGCTGCCATACGACCCATAACCATGGAAACATTTTCCAAAGCGGGGTTAGATTCTTTAACTCCGTCTGGATTTGGTAAAATTTCTTGGATATTGGGGATTTTAAGTTGCTTTAATACCCGAACATGCGCTTGACGCAAGTCATAGAGCTGTGGTGCGCTGTTTGCCAGCTGTAAAATCGCTTGTGCTTGGGCTAAACGCTGTGTTTCAGAGAAAATGTGGGGATCAGATACGGGACGAATGTCATTATTGATCGCAAAATCACGAATTTCAATCTCTTCACCAGAGTTGTTGTCCATTTCTTCCAAATACCAGTGGTTGATTCGTGACAGAATCTCCAAAGATTTGGCTTGTGAACGGTGCAAGCGTGCATGAATGCTAGAAAATACCTTAGCGCCTTGCTCAATCAGTGCTTGAGTCGTACCAACTGGTGCGTTAGAGTTAACATCGTTGATTTTTTCTTCAGATGTTGTAACTACGCCCTTAGCTGCATCAGTTAACCAACCCAAAAGCGACATCAAAACAGAAGATGGCTGGTTAAATGGCAGTGGCATTGCCAACTTACGCACATCATCTACACCAGGAGCGCCTTCAATCTCAATAACTTGAGTTGGCTCTATTCGGTCAGACTGTCCTCCAATGCGGCCACCTTTGAGTTTAAGCATTGTCTGGCTGTTGTTGATATGAGCAGCATCAAGAAGAGCACGCAAAGACCCGGTAAGAGCAGCAGCAAGGCCACCAATAAGATGAGGGAGTCCAATAGCGTAAGCTCCACGCCAAGGAATAAACTTGAACTCAACATACCAATCCAGTTTTTCGAGTTTTTCATCGCCATATGCCCAGTTTCTGTAAAGTGCTAATACTTCATTGGTTGACTCATCAATCGTCAAAATGTAAGGAGCACGACGACCTTCTGTTTCTGAATCATCATCAAGGCGAAGGAAACAAGTAATTTCATAAATGCGACGAATGCCGTCCACATTTTTCTGTGGGCGCTCAATACCTTCAATTTTGTCGTTGGCTTTTTTGGATCGTGTTTCTTCAGTTGTATCAATCGCTGGTGCGTAAATGTTATCTACATCACGATAAATACCTTGATCAATACGCTGTTTGAAAATATCTTCAGTAATGTCTTGTACTTCAGTTACACGAGCTGAAGTATAAAAGTTAGTTGTTGCATAAGGCAACAGAATGTTATCAATCGGAATCCACTCACAAGTAGGGCGCTTGAGTTCATAATCAAAACGCCACTTTAAATACTGTGAACCGCCCAAAGGTAACTGAGTGAGCATCTGCTCCATCTCATCACGATACTCTTGAATTTGTTCTGTTAACTGCCAGTTCATAAAGTTTGCTTTACGATCTGCAGTTTCACTACGATCCTTAGTATCTTCACCACGAATGTGGGACTTTACAATCCCTTCAGGTGGAAGAAGTTCCCGAGTGGCTGATGCGGCAAAATCAACGCAAGATTCTGCCATAACGGGATGAACCACCTTAGAAGCACCATCAAAAGTAGCACCACCAGGAGCATCCTTACCAAGCCCAGTACGACGTAAGCCATCTTCATATTGTTTGTCTCTTTCTTTGCGAGCTTCCCGATCAACATCGATCAGATCTAAAAACTCAATGGCAAGCTCATTAAGCATCTGCTCATCAAATTCTTCCGCTAAGTTCGCATAGAACTCTGGATTTTTGATTGGTCCTTCAGTAGGCATGTAATTGATAACGACTGAACCGTCTTCTTGCTCAATTACATCTTCTTGTAAATTAATATCTGGATCAAGACCTAACGCTTCTTCAAAGCTGTCAATTTCATTTTCGTCTTGACGACTTTGTTCCGCAGTTTGATCATGGTCTAATGAAGCGAGGTTTGCTCCCGATTGAATTGGAAGTTGTGGTGCTTTTGCCATTAATTATTTTCCAGATATATGTTTTTGAAT